CCACAAGCCCGCGCCATGGAGACATGGGCGGGCTTTGTCCTTCCTGGCCCCTCCCTCAATTCTGTCTCACCCATTCCGGTGACGTGAGACAACCCGCTCGGCAAAGTGCCTGATCATGCCGAGCACCGAAACCCAAACCGATGTCACCACCCACGATCTGCCTCCGCAGGTCCGTGCGGCCACGCTGGTCCCGTCCACCTACAACGAGGCAGACAACACCGTTGAGGTGATCTGGACCACCGGCTTGCGCCGCCGGGCCTATGACTACTGGAACGACACCCTCTACGAAGAAGAGCTGGTGGTCAGCACTGATGCGGTGGATATGACCCGCTTTGAAGCCGGTGTGGTGCAAGTGCTCGATGGCCACCGCGTGTACGGCGGTGTGGCGTCCATCTTGGGCGTGGCCACACGCGGCTGGATCGATGCCGGCGAAGGCCGTGCCCTGCTGCGCCTGAGCCAGCGTGAAGAGCTGGCCGGCATCGTGGCCGACATCAAGGCCGGGATCATCCGCAGCATCAGCTTTGGCTACTCGGTGGAGCGCTACGAGATCGTGCGTGCTCAAGACCGCACCGATGGTGTGAACCTGCCGCTGTACCGCGCTGTGCGCTGGACGCCTCAGGAAATCTCTTTCGTCACCGTGCCCGCTGACCCCGGCGCACAGACGCGCGGCCAGCAACAGGCCGCTGACCCCAGTGCTCGCGATGGCGGCCGCAATGGCCTGCCGTGCGAATTCGTCCGGGCGAGTGCGCCCATCAACTCCCGTTTGGAGACCTCTATGCCTCAACAACAGGCTGACACCACCTCGGGCGGCGCACCCGCAACGCCCAACACTGCCATCCTGGCGAACGCTCCTGGCGCCGCCGGTGCCGGTGACGTGCAGCGCGCTGCCGCCGACCAGGCCAGTGCCGCCGCTGACATCATCGACCTGTGCACCCGCCACAACCTGCCCGGCCTGGCCGCTGGCCTGATCCGCTCTGGCCGCAGCCTGGACGATGCCCGGGGCTCTGTGCTGGATGAGTTGGCCCGCCGTGATGCCGCCGCCGGTGGCCACACCAACGTGCGTGTGGAAACCGTGCGCGATGAGTTGGAGACCCGCATGGCTGGCATCGGTGAGGCCATGCTGGCCCGCGTGGATGCCAACGCCAAGCTGACGGACAACGGCCGCCAGTACCGTGGCATGTCTCTGCTGGAGGTGGGCCGCGACATGCTGGCCGCCGCCGGCGTGAACACCCGTGGCATGGACAAGATGACCCTGGCCACGCGCATGCTGACCTTCCGCAGCGCAGGCCTGAACACGGTGAGCGACTTCTCTTCGCTGATGAGCAACGTGGCCAACAAGCGCCTGCGCATGGGCTACGAAGAAAACCCCGGCACCTACACCCGCTGGGCTCGCCGCGCACCCAATGCGCCCGACTTCAAGAGCATCAGCGTGGTGCAGATGTCGGCCATGCCTGACCTGCTGCAGACCAACGAGCACGGTGAGTTCAAGTACGGCACGCTGAAGGATGGCGCTGAAACCTATCAGCTGCTGACCTACGGCCGCATCGTGTCGCTGTCTCGCCAGGCGGTGATCAATGATGACCTGCGCGCCTTTGACCGCATGGTGACGGGCTTTGGTGGCGCTTCGGCCCGCCTGGAGAACCGCATGGCTTATGCGCAGCTCACGGCCAACGCCGCCATGGCCGATGCCGTGGCCCTGTTCCACGCCACGCACGCCAACCTGGGCTCGGGCGCTGGCTCTGTGCTGCAGTTCTCTGCGCTGAGCGATGGGCGCAAGGCCATGCGCAAGCAAAAGGGCCTGCAGTCCGAAGAGCTGAACCTGGCGCCAGCCTATCTGATCGTGCCGACCGATCTGGAGCAAACGGCCTACCAGCTGACCAGCTCGCAGTACACCCCGGCGACGAAGACCGAGGTGAACGAGTTCCGCACCGGTGGTCGCACCGCGCTGGAGCCGATCGTGGAGCCGGTGCTGGACAACAACAGCGCCACCGCTTGGTACCTGGCCGCCAACAGCAGCCAGGTCGACACGGTCGAGTACTGCTATCTGGACGGTGCCGAAGGCCCGGTCATCGAAAGCGAAGTGGGCTTTGAAGTGGATGGCCTGAGCTTCAAGTGCCGTGAAGACTTCGCCACCAAGGTGATCGACTACCGCGGCTTGTACAAGTCCAACGGCGCCTGATCGTGATGGCCTGGCCGCAGTGATGCGGCCAGGCTGAACCGCAACCACCAACCACACACAGAGGTTGTATGAAGAATTTCGTGAACGAGGGTGAAAACGTCACCCTGACGGCGCCTTACGCCGTGTTGTCGGGTGGCGGCCTGCTGGTGGGCTCGCTGTTCGGTGTGGCCACTTTTGACGCCGCCAACGGCGCTCAGGTGGAGGCCAAGACCGAGGGCGTGTTTGACCTGACCGCGCTGAGCACCGACGTGGCCACCCAGGGCGCCAAGGCTTACTGGGACAACACCAACAAGCGTGTGACCGTGACCGCCGCCAGCAACACGCTGATCGGTGCGTTCACGGTGGCCAAGGCCAACGGTGATGCCACTGGCCGCATCTACGTGGACGGCGTGATCCGCTGATCTGCACCATGGGCCTGATCACCATCCCCACCGACAGCTTTGCGGCCATTGGCGCGCGCATGGGCCAGGCCGTGATGCGGCGCATGGCCAATGCCGTGGCCACGGTGCAAGGTGTGCCGGATCTGGCGGTGCACTTCAGTGAGCACCCGAGCCGTGAAGTGGTGGGTGGGGTGTTGGCCCAAACGCATGCCGCCATGGTGACCATGCTGGCCGCTGACATGCCTGCCGCCACTGACCAGGGCAGCCCTGTGCAGATTGGCGCCCATGCCTGGGTGGTGGCCACGCAGCCCGAGCTGGACGCCCGCACGGGCCTGGTGAGCTTTGCGCTGGAGGTGGCTTGATGTTGGCCCACACCGCACTGCTGGCCGCACTGGAGGCCGCGCTGCTGGCTGCGCCGGCGGTGGCGGGTGGTGAGGTGGCGCGCTCACGCGCGGTGCCCGTGAAGGCCACGGCCGCCCAGGCGGTGCGCCTGCGCTTGCTGGCCGCTGACCCTGAGCCACTGAGCGGCTACCTGGCCCCGACTGACTACACCACCCGCGTGGCTGTGGAGTGCCTGGGCCGCGTGGATTCAACCGGTGATGCCGATGAGGCTGCTGGCCAGGTGCTGCAGGCCGTGCACACGCGCCTGGCGGCCAATGCTGCCGCGCTGGAGGCGGCCGGATTTTCTCTGCAGCTGTACCCGCAGCTGCGCTGGGACCAAGAAGACGCCGATGAGCGCATTGGCGTCGTGATCGCGATCTACACGGTGACCCACCGTGTGCACACGGAAGACCTGTCATGACCACCAAACCCACCCGGATCCTGCCCGATGCAGATGGCCATGAACCCACGCCCACCGCTGGTGGCCGCTGGGTTCGTGACCTCGATGGCGGCCTGACCCCTGCTGACGCGCAGACGGCCCACGCCGCCGGCCTGGCCTGGGGCGAAGACGCCAACGAGGCCCCGGCCGAAGACGCCGCCGCGCCCGCTGCCCCCGCAGTGGACGCCCCCGCCGACACCAGCGCCGAAGGCGCGCAACCGCAGGAGTGAGCCATGTCCGGTTCGATTGACAACACCGTCATCCTGGCCAAGATCGAGACCACCTCTGGCACCGATGCGGCCCCCACCAACACCGCCGACGCGGTGGCCATTCGCGTGGCCAACCTGAGCGTCAAGTACGTGCAGAACTTCGCCGAGCGCGATGTGATGACCGGCACTTTCTCTGCGCCCGACAAGCTGCCGTACAGCCGCCGGGGCCAGATCTCGTTCAGCGTGGAGCTGTCTGCCTCTGGCACTGCCGGCACCGCCCCGCAGTGGGGTGATCTGGTGATGGCCTGCGGCCTGGCTGAGACGATCACGGCGGGCTCTCGCGTGGAGTACACGCCGATCAGCACGGGCTTCAAGACGCTGACCATGTGGGCCTACATCAACGGCCGCCTGGAGCAGTACAACTTCGCCATGGGCACGTGCAAGCTGGGCCTGAAGACGGGCGGCGTGCCGAGCCTGGATTTCAGCTTCCAGGCCCTGGTGACCAGCGTGGGTGTGAGCGCCCCGCCGGTGCCCACCCTGACCGCCTGGAAGCGCGGCCAGGCCGTGGGCACAGCCGCCACCACGAAGATGAGCGTGGGCGCGGTGACCTATTCGGCTGGCGCGCTGTCTGGTGGCACCCAGTACAGCTTCGACAGCCTGGACATCGATTTCGCCAACGATGTGCAAGACCTGGCCCTGGTGGGTCAAGAATCCATCGGCATCTACGGCCGCAACCCCACCGGCAAGCTGGTGGTGGACGCCACGCCCACGCAGCACGCCCAGTTCGTGACCGACATGGCCGCTGGCACCACCAGCGCCTTCGGCCTGGTGCATGGCACCACGGCTGGCAACAAGGTGCTGCTGTACGCGCCGGTGGGTGTGCTGACCTCTGCCGAGGACCAGGTCAACGGCAAGGTGATGATCTCCAGCTTGGGGCTCACGCTGCGCCCCTCTGCTGGTAACGATGACTTCCGGATCGTGTGCCTGTGATGATCAGCCTCAACCCCGCCCCCACCTTCCCGGCTGACGTGGACATCACCGAGCCGGGCGCCGCCGACACCACCAAGGTGGCCTTTGTGTTCAAGCACAAGGGCCGCAAAGAGCTGGATGAGTTCATCAACCGGCCAGCCAAGGCCAAAGAGGCCGGGCAAGAGCTCAAAGACCCGGAGTACCTGGGCGAGATCGTGGTGGCCTGGCCCGGCGTGGATGCGCCCTTCACGCCCGAGAACTTCGCC